AGCGTCTCCAATGAGAATCTCGCCATCGCCCAACACAGCGGTGGCCGTGATAGCCGAGGTCCCACTCCCCAATAACACCCCACCATCGGTAAACGTCGCCGCTCCCGTGCCGCCCTGATTGACCGCCAGCGTCCCGGTAATGTTTCCAGCCGCGAGGTAATACGTCCCCTCCTGCCCGTCGAGCTTGTCGGCGTCTAGATAGGTGACGACTGCCGCGCCCGAGATACAGGCAAACGGCGCATTGGTGGACCGGCTGAAGGTGTGCAGTCCGGTGATGGTATAGGCGTTCTCTTCGGTGACGACCGTATTGCCGGAGAGATCCGCATCGGTGTTCGCAACTTGGATATCAGCCATTTACCGAACCTCGTAGGCCACATTGATCACCCAGGTTGCCGTGGCGTCACTGGTCGAAGTTTCCGCGTTCAGAGCCGTGTTCTCGGAGAGCTGTAACCCGTGGATCGCCATCCCGTCCATGGCAAACCATTCAAAGGTGCGATCATTGAGGGTGGCTGGGCCTTTGCGGAGGAGGGTGTTCCCCCCGGCCCCGTCTTCGATCCGCAGCAACGATCCCGCCCCGGCTGCTGAGACATCAATTGACCACCACAGCACGATGATGCGCTGGCCGTTCCCTGGAGCGGCGACCAAGGACGTATCCGTATTTGAAGTAATCGTGGATTGTGTTTGAAACTGTCCTAGGGCCATAACATCTCCTAAATCGTGTGGTCATACCGATAGTCATACCCCGGTGCCCGGTCGCGGTTGAAGCGCCCGAGGAGTTCAATGCAGGGATTGAAGATTTCAGCGCCGACCACCGAGATAGGCTGGGCGTCGTCGTCCTTACCGACCTTTAACAGTTTGGCCGCATAGTCGGCCACGGCGGTGATGGCGACATCGGGATAGGCGAACGTCCCCGAGGCCGTGATGTCGTCTGCGGCCACCATCCCGTAGTAGCGCACCGAATGCGTGCCGCTGGGCAGCGGATCCCAGTAGATATTGCGACCGTTCGTCCAGTAGCGCACCGGCTTCCCGGTCGTCGTCGCGTCAAACTGGATCGAGGGATAGGTCATCGCTGGCCCATACTGATCCCCGGTATAGCCCACCCATTCCAGATCCCAGCCTGGGCGACTGGTGGACGCATCCAGATACTGCAACCGGTCCAGACGCAGCAGTCCTGTGGGAAACGCGGTGGTTTCCGTGTCGGCCGTCGTCGTGACCGTGCCGACCGTTGATCCGTAGTTATTGGGTTGGAGCGCGAGGAGGGACTCCAGATAATCCTGCGCGGCATTGGCCGCACGGAGGCCCATCGTGACACCGGTTTGCCCGGACTGGAGTTGGAGGCCCCGATCAAGGACCTCCATCAGGTCGAGTATCGTCTGGCCGGTCGCCATAATGGTCAGTCCCCTGCATGATGTCGGACAAACTTACTGCCGTTGGACGGCCCACACATACTCACCTGAATCTTGGTGCGATCCCAATGGTCGGATCCCACATCGTCCAGTATCTGCTCCCGCTCGGTATTGGCCGACGCCCGTTCGCGCTGGGCTTCCTGCTCGACCCGTGACCAGTAGGCTTTCCCCGATCCCCATTTGAAGCCACTCTGTTCGTAAATGGCGGCAAAGGTGCGGGCATCCAGCGGCACATAGTCGCCGTTGGAGTTCTCCACCACGCAGAGGAGCAGCCAGCCGGGACACAGGAAGTGCTGAATCCGGGGACGCTTGTACCAGACCAACCAACGTTCCTTGACGGGATGCCAGGTGACATCCAGATCCGGGTGGACCGACTGGAGATCGTCCCGAAACCGCTGTGGCGCCAGTTCTACCCCGAACCGATTGGGATGCCAGTACTTCAGTTCCGTCTCGAGGGGTGGCGGTTTCATCTACCGAACACCTTGAGGCCGAACTCCTGCACCCGTGCATCCTTACTGCTCTTGCAGTGACGCGCCATCCGGGCACGGGCGAGGTTGTACGCCTGCCGGGAATCGGGATTCCAGTTCGTGGAATAGCCGTCCACGGGACACTGCATCGTCCCCTTCTCGGCATCCTCCACGCAGGCATCAGGAATCGGCTCCTCATCCTTGACCCACGGTGCAGAAAACGCCTCGGGAATGACATCTACCAGCGGCACCGCAAACGGCTGACGATTGCCGTTGTCGTCAAAATAAGTACGGACCTGTCCCGAATCCGATCCGATCCCGCTGCGATGGGGCCGACCCTTGCCGTCCCACGTATACATGGAAGGGAAGGCAGGGGCTCCGCGCTTGGCGAGTTCCGTCCACTTCGCCCGCTGGGTGAGATAACAGGTAATGGCGTCGGCAATCTTGGAGGTCCCGATCCACGGCGTGCCTTGATGCGTCTCAAGTTCAGACAGTTCGTAGATACGCCCCAGCGCCGCAGTCACAGCCGCAGGATTCACACCGGCAGGGAGCGGGTGTTGCATCACCGCCAGCGGCGCTTCACCCAGATGCTTCAGGAAAAAGGCATTCTCATCCAGTGAGTAGAGCGTCGGATCGAAGACTTCAACGTCCATGCGCCTCCTTAGTAACTCGAGTTATTCCGAATCGGTTTCAAAATGACACTCACCGACCCTTCCAAGCTGGTGACGGTGCCCGTGATATTCACTGACAACTGCTCGCCTTTGTCTATCAGACGATTCCCCAGCGTCGAGGTCAATGTAGCTTGCACAGGGGTATTCACCGTGCTGTCAAGCGCGAAGGTGGAACTTAGCGACGTGGTCAAACTCGCCGGGGCCGTGCCAGACGCCGACACCCCGACATCGAGCGTGCTGCTGCTCGCGCCCGCGACACTGTGCGTTTCACGCACATCCATAATTTCGTAATCACGGTCTGCGACAAAAATATGAACATCAGCCGCTTCTCCAGCCGAGGTCCGATACTGCACTAAGACGGGGGCGAGTCGTGCAATGGCTTTTAAACCCATAATGAGACTCCTGGCGAAGTGACGGAGAAGGGACCGGCTGGGATGTCGATCCCTCCTCCCACCTACTCAGTTTACGATTCGGCGATGTCTTCGATCTTCGCGCCTGCGGCGGGATTGTCACTGAGCAGATCGCCCTGCCAGTACCAAGCCACCTCAAACGTCGTGTTCGAGGTCTGCCGGAAGAACGGCGTGTTGTCGAAGATTTCCGACACCGGACGCGGCACCGCATTCTCGCCGTGCCCGATGTAGAAGTGCCGGGTGTCCATCCCGATGATGGTGTTGGCGGCAAAGTACGGGTCCACATGCCACGGCTTGCCAGAGAAGCGATAGATGGTGCGTCCGTCGCCGCCATCCTTGCCCTTCTGCTGAGCACCGCCCGTACGTCCCACTCCAGCGCCGTCGTCAAACGGTTTCGGCGAGCCCATGGCGAAGTAGCTATCTTCGCGCAGGAGATCGTGATACCGCCGCACGACCGCAAGATTGGAGAGGTAGGTGTTGAGCGAAGCACCGCCCTTTTCGCGCACGTTGTCCTCAAGCTGCATCATGAGGTCTTCGGTGAGCGCCCGGTTGGTGCCGCTGTTGTCGAGGACGACCGATTCCCAGAACTCATTACCAGCGGTCCCCCGGTCGATACCCCCAAAGTCGCCCTTGGGTGCCGGCGGATCCGCGTCATCAATGATTCCGAGCAGGCCGTTGGTGTGGTACGAATATCCGGTGGCGACGGTGTCCTGAATGACAAAGTAGTCCCCAGCGGCCGTGCCACTCAGGGAGGCCCCGCTAATGGTAATGGTGCGATTGACCGTATCAATCGCCGACACCGTGCGGGAGTCCCCGATCTTGGTGTTGTTGTCGCTTTTGTCCATGACATCGACCACCAGACCCACATCCACGCTGGGGAGGGCATTAACGGTGATCGTGGTGTCATTGTCCGCCGCTGGCAAGACGGCCAGTTTCCCCAACCCGTCCGAGAGGAGGTCGGCATTGAGGAGCTTCAGGACACGACGCCTGAACCCGGCCTCCATCATCTTGAGCGCAGTCTGAAAGGCAAACTTGGAATTCCGGGCATCTTGGAGCAGTTTCCAAGACATATTGTAGAGTCCCGCAAATTCCGTCAGGGAGAATGTCGCTTCGGTGGTGTCGGGGTTCAGGTTTGACGGGAGGGCGCCGCCTTCCGCTAACCCGGTCCACGCGCCGGGGTTCTTCACCATGATCGGCATGATGAATTGCCCACGCCCGGCAACCGGTTTCGCCAGCTTCTGGAACATATTCCAGCAGACGACTTCCTGATTGACGAGATAGAGGACCTGATCCACCCCGTAGGTATACTTCAGGGCTTCGATAACATCAGTGGTGCTCGCCATGACTCTCCTACCCGTGGCCTCGGCCACGATTCAGGAGGTGGCGCTATTCCGTGTGCCCAGGATTCAACATGGGCCAGAGTTCGTTCGTGCGTTGCTCGGGCGTTTTGTAGCCGCCGGTCTTGCCGCTGGTCAGCGAGGATTCCCCGCCCCGTGAAGGGAAGGGGGACGCCTTGGCCTGAATGGCGGCTTTCCGGTCCATATCCCGAAACGCCTTCCGTAACCCGTCTACCCGTTTCCCGAACATATCGGGATATTTGTCGTTGAGGTCGTCGCCCTCATGCGACAGGTAGACATCCTTCTGGAATTCGCGAATGGCCTCATCATCGGGCAGACCGTGCTGGGTGCGAAGCTCCAGAAATCTGGCATCGAGGTCCTTTTCGGCCTGTTTCCCCTGCTGGGAGCCCACCTGATCGCGCAGGACCTTGTACTCCTGCCAGAGCTGGTTGAGCGCCTGCTGGCTTTGCTGATATTGCTGATGAATCGGGGTAATGCCTTCCCCGACAATCCGTTCCATCAACTGTGCAGCCGTGTTGCCGTCCACATACGGCATACTCCGCAACTGGTCGAGCATGGACTGCTGGGCGCCCTGTTGCTGCTGCTGGTACTGCTGTTGTTGCTGTTGTTGCTGCTGTACCTGCTGCTGCTGATAGGCGTTCCCTTGCTGCTGCAACCGCTGGGCCACTTGTTGTAACTGCTGGGCCTGTCGGGTGCGCTGGGCTTCCCACGTCTTCCGCTCTTCAGCGAGTGCCTGGGTTTTCTTCGTAACGTAGGCTTGAACCTCGGGTGACCACGATCCTCCTGCGCTCTCGGCGCCGTCTCCTATGGGTTCGCTTACGCCCCCCTCGTCAACGGGAGGGCTGTCCAGTTCCTCTGCCATGTGTCACCTCGTCGAGTGATGTCAGAGTCGCCCCGTGCGTGTTCGTCTGCCGACGAGTGCCCGGTCGGTGTTCCGGCATCGTGTTCGCCTTGAGTCCATCTCAGGCAGTCCTGCTGAGTGTAACAGACATCCCCCGGATGTCTACGCGGCGTCCGGTCATTTCTTCTTGTTGAGTCCAATAGCGATAGCCTGTTTCGGGTTGGTGACCGTCTGCCCACTGGAGGACTTCAGGTCGCCGTCCTTATATTCCTGCATCGTCACCGACACCTTGCGGCGCGAGACGGGTCCCTTCTGGCTGGCGGCTGATGATCGGCGTTTCATTACTGGGGTCCTCGGGGTCCCGGTTGCTGCTGCGCGAAGGCTTGCATGAGTTCTTGTGGCGCTTGCGGCGCGACCTGTTGTGCCGCCTGGACCTGGGAGAGGGCCATGTCCACGGCTTCAGCGGCGGCTTTGGCGGCGGCTTGCTGGGTGGCCTGCGCCACGGCGCCCTGAATCTGGGATTGCTGCATCCCCTGCGACCGGCGTTCGGACGCCTGCATCAGCATCTGTCGGCAGCGGTTCCAGAAGGTCACAAATCCCTGCTGGAGTTCGGGAGAGGCCGAGAGAAACTCGGTCGTTGCCATCTGGGACTCCAGTTCATCCATGATCACCCGCAGATTCCAGAACGGCATGGGCAGATGCTCGGGAATCGGTTCCCCCTGCCACAATCGCTCCACTAACGCCATCCCCAGCTTCCGGTAGGTGGTTTCGCTGCTCTCGCGGCCGAGATCGCCCATCTCGAGGTCGGCGGCAATCTTCTCCTTGTCGATCCGGCCCGTACGCTCGTCCATATAGAGCACACTGAGCGGCGACTGGAGATGTTCACGGATTCGGGCTTCTCGAAGGGCGCGGAACTCAGGAATCAGGCTCCCTCGCTCGACGGTGACCGAATAATCCGTCCCGGCCTGGAGAATCTCGGAGGTCTGGAAGATAAACACCTCATCCCGCATGGACCGGTCGGTGTAGTGGAGGGTGCGGAAGGGCGGGTAGTACTGCTTGACCCGATTGATCCGCATATCCTTGACCGCCGCGAGTTGCTTGCCGATATGGAGGTAGAGATTGCCCCACTGGGTATCGATCATCTCCTGCAACATGGGGACGGCCATCGGCCCACGCAACTGGCCCGGGAATTTCTGTTCCTGAAACAGATCCACGCCACCGGCAATCTCCCGCATGAGTTTCACGGTTAGGTCGATGGACGGCATGTACCATGTTGGGAGTTGGGGCGGATCGCGGCGCTGGATCATCTTCACGCCCTGATCGTTCAGCCCGTTTTCAATCGGGGCCGGGTAATCGGCGGGGATGTCCTCGCGTTTGATGCCCTGCCCGAGGAGTTCATTGGCATAGAGGGACGCATTGGACTGTTCGCCCAGTTGGGACAGCCGTTTATTGAGAAACCGC